AGCCGCTGCAGTAAATATAGACATTACAATGTCTTTCTTGTTATAGCCCTTGTCCTGATACATGGAAACCAGACAGCCCGGCAAGATTCCGCAGGATCCGGCAGTAGGGGTTGCCACAATTCTTCCCATGGCTGCATTACAGTTGGACACGCACATCGCCCTGCCGATAGCCTTGGTCATAAACTCTCCCATCAAACCGCCTTGAGCTTTCTGAGAATACTCCAGCATGGTTGCTCCCTCTCCTCCGGTAAGCCCGGAAGTGGAACGGAGGTTCTTATCCCCTCCCTTTCCAACGGATTCCACCATCACATCGAAATTCTTCTCCATCATTTCGTAGATTTCCTCTTTAGGAAGCCCCATCTGCTCTGACTGGTCTTCCAGGCAAAGTTCGCTGATTTTGATTCCCCGCGCCTCTGCCTTATCACATATTTCTTTAATTGTATCGTATTTAATCATTTTTTCCTCCTGCCCTAGACCTTTCTTTGGTAGCCAATGTACCACCAAATAGTCTCGCAGCTTATCTAATGAATGCTCTATCTATTCAATGCTGTATCTAAGCAGTTAAGAGCAATGTACAAGAATATATTTATCACAGGTGAATATGTGAAAGCACCACCATCATTCCCTTGTGTATCTATCGTGGAGATGGACAATCAGACTTATCGTAGGACTAGAAGTACAGATTGTGTCGAGAATCATGCTCAGGTGATGTATCGAATCAACATCTACTCGAACAAGGTTAGTGGTAAAAAGGCTGAATGTAAAGCTATATTATCGATTGTGGACGACGTATTTAGTGGGTTAGGGTTTAATCGAATGGGAGCAAGCCCTATACAAAACGAAAACGACGCAACAATCTATCGAATGGTTGCTCAATATAGAGCAGTTATATCAACATCAAAGAAAATTTATAGGGGGTAAAGATTATGGCAATAATCACATATAAGACTTTTTTAATGAGAAAGAATACATCTACTTGGGAAAAGGTACTTGATATCACAAGTTTTCCTGACCTTGGTGGTGCACCTGAAATGCTAGACACAACAACACTATCAGACAGCATGAAAACATCTGAGCCGGGAATCCTATCAGGTGGTACACTCGAGTTCGGTGCTAACTACACACTGGCTGATTATAAAAAGCTAAAGGCACTCGAGGGTAAGGAAGAGGAATATGGAGTATGGTTTGGTGGTACAGAAACAGCTGGAGCACTAACACCAAAGGGCGACGATGGTAAGTTTAGGTTCAAGGGCAAGCTGACAGTGACCCCACCTAACGGTGGTAGTGTCAACGAGGTTGTTAAGATGAAGATTTCTATCGCACCATCTACACCTATCACACTAGATACTACAGTATAAGCTAAAGATACGAAAAGGAGAGATATAAAATGAAACAGCTAAAATTTACTTATGATGGAACAGATTACACACTAGAGTTTACACGAAAGACCGTAGCAGAGATGGAAAAGAAAGGGTTTATTGCGTCAGAAGTCGACACAAAGCCAATGAGCACTCTTCCTGAACTGTTCGCTGGCTCATTTCTAGCACATCACAGATTCGTACAGCGTAAGCTAGTTGATGAGATTTACGAGAAGATGAGCAACAAATCTGAGCTAATAGGTAAGTTGGCAGAAATGTATAACGAGCCTATCATGACACTTGTTGAGGAGCCGGCAAAAAAGGGAAACTTGGAGTGGACGACGGATTTTTAGAGGATTCGTCGCCCTACTCAATGGATGATAGGAGAGAGGTTTTACTTAAAAATCTCTCTCTAACACCTTATACGGATATTTTCGACGAGCAATTCCCATATTATTTAGCGATAGGTATGACATATGACCAATTTTGGAATGACGACCCAACCATAGTCAAAGCGTTTAGAAAAGCTGAGGAAATTAGAACCACGAAAGCTAATCAGATGGCATGGTTACAAGGGCGATATATCTATGACGCAATATTAAGAGTAACACCTGTTATTGGTGGTCACGAACCTATCGAATATCTCAGTGAGGCATATCCAATCGGAGATACAGCGATAGAAAAGGCTCAGGAAAAGCAGGAAGAAACGAATAGAGCTAAGGCTAAGCAATTCATGGAAATGTTCGCAGTGAACAATAACGCAAGATTCAACGAAAAGGGGGAAGAAGATGTCAGACGCAATGAGGATTGACGCACTGGAAATACAGATACAAACATCATCACAGTCGGCAGTCAATGGTGTCGAGGCTTTAACAAGTTCTCTCTCCAAACTTAGAGATTCGCTAAAAGGTGGGATAGGGTTAGACGGTGTTATCGGTGAATTGAAAAAACTTGACGATACAACTCGCTCATTAGATGGGTCAGCGTCGGTTAAAATTAGAAATTTGTCGAGTGCTATCAAAACCTTGTCCGATGTCAGTAAGAACAAAATATCATCGTCTCTCGGAAACCAACTCAAAAAAATATCGGATGGGTTAAAGGATTTTAAGGGTGGCGATTATTCGTATCTAAACGAATTATCAAAGAGCTTGGCTAGTCTATCGCACATTAAAAGCGGGTCGGGTGTAAAGACACTTGTGAACCAACTTAAAGAGTTACCCGCTATAGCGAGGGAGTTAAAGGCGTCCGATATGCAAGGTTTTGTAGCTACCCTAAAGAGCATAACAGGGGCTCTAGCACCATTGGGATATGTTATACAAAGATTACAAGGCAATATTAGTAATTTGCCATCTAAATTTTCAAGATTGGCATATACATCGAGTAGGGTTGCTGAGGCTAATGCTAGTCTAAAAAGCAGTCTAGTAGGTGTATACGCTAAGGCAAAGATGGTATGGGTTGGTTTTTCACAACTTAGAGACAAACTCAGTGGGTTCATAACTGAATCCAACAAATATATCGAGGACTTAAACTTATTCACAGCGTCAATGGGCGAGGGCTCTAAGTCGGCACAGCGATTTGGAGAAAAGGTTAGTGACGCAATGGGAATTGACCCGGCTGAATGGATGAGAAACCAAGGTATATTTAACACCATTACCGAGGGGTTTGGTGTGGCTAGTGATAGAGCCCACATCATGTCAAAGAATCTGACACAGCTAGGATATGACCTATCATCATTCTTCAATATTAGCTATGAAGATTCTATGCAGAAACTACAGTCAGGTCTAGCTGGTGAACTAGAACCACTAAGACGACTAGGATTTGACCTATCTGTAGCTAGATTACAGCAAGAGGCATACAACCTCGGTATAAATCAGAGTGTAAATAGCATGACACAAGCTGAAAAGGCTCAGTTGAGATACCATGCTATTTTGACCCAAGTAACAGTGGCTCAGGGTGATATGGCAAGGACAATCGACGCACCTGCTAATCAGCTAAGAATATTCAAGGCTCAGATAACACAGGCGTCGAGGGCAATTGGTAATATGTTTATCCCAATGCTACAAGCTATACTACCATATGCAATCGCAGTGGCAAAAGCAATTACCCTGATGGCAAATGTACTAGCTAGATTATTTGGATATAAGAAAGTTGATATTGATTACAGTAGCGTCAAAAAAGGTAGTAGTGCATTAGGTGGCATGACCAACAACGCAAATAATGCGGGTCGAGCACTAGGGGGTGCTACAAAGAAAGCTAAAGAACTTAAAAACGCACTATTAGGAATTGATGAACTACACATCATCTCACCATTAGAGCAAGGCTCAGGTGGTTCAGGTGGGGGTGGTGGAATCGGTGGTGTAGATGGTCTAGGAACTGGCATGGATTTTGACTTAGATTCTTATGATTTTACACTAGGTAAGATTACACCAAAGTTCGAGAAGATTTTCCAAAAGATGAAAAAATGGCTCGGTCTCGACAAAGAAATAAATAGTTGGAGCGAGTTAATGGACACTAGATTTGGTCACATACTTGAAGAGGTGGTAGCTATAGGTGTCGCATTTGGTACGTGGAAAGTTGCGAAAGGCTTGTTATCGGCAATTCGAGAGATTGAAAAACTAGGTGGTGTCTTTAATGGCATAACCATAGTAGGGGCGATTCTATTTGTCCAAGATATACTAGAGTTTGTCGAGGCTATACATAGAATTGCTAAAGAGGGTGCAGATTT